TTAAATATATATTTTAAATTTTTCTACCACCACACCGCATATCTGAAAGTGTTCGGACATTTTTATAATCGGATAGCGGTTATTCAACGGTTTTAAATAGTGGTAGCTGCCATCATTAATGTACTGCTTGAACATGGCCTCGGCGTTATTTTCACGTACTACAACAAAACAGCCATGCACTACAGGTTGTTGCGGTTCAACAATAATTCTGTCACCTGCCGTAAATTCAGGTTCCATACTATCGCCTTTAACTTCCAGTGCAAATGTCTGTACTCCTGGCTTCCGTAGAGTCGGTACCCAGATATTACTGATTGCAGCTAAAGTATCATTGTCTGACGGTTTTACTGCATCTATCCACGATAGCAAAGGCACCTTGTAGCCATTGAACAAAATTTCACTAGTTTCAAATGAACCAATACCAAAATGTTCTGGCGTTACCACGTCAGCGAAATATGAGACCAGCTTGTCAATATGTGCTTTATCTACACGACCAGTCTGAATCCAACTGGTTACAGACGGTGGTTTAATTGAGAAAGCACGAGCAACATCAGCTTTGCGTACGCCTTTGAGCTCAATTGCAGATTTGATTGCTTCACCTAATTTTTTGCCCGTATACATAATCTTCCTTAGTTTTTGCCTAATCATATTTAGTGTATATCTAATTAGGCAATGAATTGCATTATATTAGTTATTAGCTTATTATTACGCTTATTTCGATTAATGAACATAATTTTTAGTTAATTAATACCTATTTTATAAGGCAAATTGTAATAGATATAAAGCTGTAATATGATAACTGTTAAAAGATTTATTCAGAATAAATCATAGAAATCAAAGAATAGAGAAATTTATGAACTTATTAAATTTTTGTTAAATGGAAATCTGATTTCATTATGTGTCTAAGGCAGTAATGAACCGGAGATAAATCCACATTAGGTCAAATACTGCATTATGTGTTAAGTATAACTTAATTATTTTTAGTACATCACTTAGTTAAGGTGTATTTATGACAAATTATAAAATAGAAGTTGATCTGGCAGAAACTGTATTGCGTGCATATGAATACTGTATGAGAGATACCATTAAAAAAGGGCATTGTCGCAGTATTGAATGGAAATATCAGGCTACAAAGCCAGCCAGTAATACTCAACAGCCACTTTATCCGAGCTATCAGCCAGAGGTATATGATATGGTGAAAATCACACTGGGAAACCTGTTTCACAAAAATCGTGAAGCATTTTCTACATTATCAAGCAAATATTGCAAAATCAGTCCATTATATAAACGTCAGAATCAGAATACCGTTAAACGCAACCAGCGCAGGCGCTATTCTAGTAAAGACTGGAATCAGGCTATTGAACAAAGTCTGTGGCTTTTCTGGCAAGAAATGAAACTTCAGCCTCAGTTTGAAAAATATTTTCGTTATACCTCTTGACACATTATCTACACACTTTATAATGTGTAAAACATTATAGGTATGCTTAACCTTAAACAGCTGATAGATAAAGTTCCCGAAAGGGAGCTTTTTTGCGTCTTGGGTATTTTGAGCATGTTAATACTACCAATCATTTATACGTCTGAAGTAATTAACTATTTTTTTAACCGGTTTCTATTAAAGAAACCGGTTTTTTATTAGATTTCCACTCAACATTAAAACACCCAATAAGTGGGTTGTTAAATTAACTTTATTTTACACAAATTTAATGATATGATGTGTTTTGTAAGCAGGTGATTTGGTTCTGACCTGATTACAGGTTAATAATGAGGTAGGAGAACTTTCAACTGGCAATAGCATGAGACATGTAATCTATTTTTAATTGAAAATTTGAGATTAAGGTTTTTAAAGCATATATGTTTATTCATACATTGAATAGTGAAATTCACAAACAAACTTCAGTAGTAAATATCGTCGGAGGTTGGTTTAAATTTAGTTGCTTACCTGATTTAGGCATAAATTATCATAAAGGTATTATGAAATGTAGCGTGATTAATGATTGTTTATGATTGAATTCAAAGTAGGAATAAACTGGATACCTGATTCAGTATCCAGCTAATCATGGGCAATAAAGTAAAGACTGCTAAAATTATTGATTGGCATTAATGTACTTATAAAAATCCCGTTTTGTAAACGATTCGACCTATAAGCTCAATATCACTTATGGCTACTATTTCATCTGGATATTCGTAATTGTTATAGCTTTTTAATCGTATTTGCTGATTTGGTAAATTTTGCAGAATTTTGATTCTAAACAGTTCTCCTTGGTTGAATGCGTAGATTTTGCCATCAATCAGACTTTTCTGGGAAATATCAATGATGAATTTATCACCATCGTTTAATAGATTTTGCATGGAATTGCCACTCATGGTGGCACAAATTAGATTATCTATTTGCAAATTATGTAGCTTTAAATCTGTTTTAGAAATTGATAATTGTGTAGTTACTAGCGAGGTATTCTGATTAAACAGAGGAGGAATATTAATAAAAGCATCACCATTGCCATAGATATTGGATATGGAATCAGTTTGTTTAAAATTAAGTATTTTCATAATTTTATTAACTGTCTCTAATCTGGGGGTTACTTTGCCCAGCTCATATCTGGATATTAGGGATGGGGTGATACTGGTTTTCTGGGCTAGTTCTTTTTGAGAAAGTCCGGCTGCCAGTCTGGCTGCTTTGAGTTGATATGCGAATTTCATGATAAAAAAATATGATGTTAAGAAATAAAATTTAATACCTAAATGAAAAGAAAAAGGTCATAAATAGCCATAAAATACTTGTAATTATCTTTTATAAATTTTAATATAGCCAAATATGGCTATAGTGGATAACCACTTAGGAGTATATTACCTGAAATGATATAGGGTCAAAACTATCACTTATTTAACTGAAAGTATTTGTAAATAAACTCAACTTAAATTAACGATTAATTGATATAAGGTCAAAATAAAATTTGTAAATATATTTAACAATTTTAGTATCTGAAATGGTAATACCTCAAAGGCTGCCACCTTTGAGGTATTAGGTAAACAAAAATCCCAAGGTTAAAATTAGGAGTTTTGAATGAATAATAGTATCACATTTGTTTCTTTTTTAGGGAGTAGCCTCGCTACAGTTAAAGTTAAAAATACAATTTATGTATGCATGAAATCAGTTGTTAACGGTATTGGTCTGGACTGGTCAACTCAGCACCGCAAATTAAGAGGGTGCTATCAAAAATATGGATGTGGATTTTTGTCTATCCCAGTTAAAAACGGCACTAAAAAAATTTTAGTGATTCCTTTAAAGAAACTGACTAATTGGCTACAGAGTATCAATCCAAAAAAAGTCAAAGATAGCTTGAAAGAGCTGGTACTAGCTTATCAGAATGAATGTGCTGAGACTATTCAGGCTCACTGGCACAAGCCACGAACTATCAAAAAACCACATTGTGGTGCAGAAATTGCTGATAAAAAAGATTGTCCGAGTTTACTACCTAACCAGATTTCTATTATTAAGGCTTTACATAGACAGCTTGTTTTAGCTGTTGCTAAAGAAAAACAAGCTGAGCTGGCGATGACCTTATGGCAAGCTGTGCAAACACGCTTTGGTGTAAGTTATGAGAAAGTACCTTCATCTAAATTTGTAGATGTTATTTGTTTGTTAAGCCGCGTTGCAGTTAAAAAAGCCAGCATAAGCAGCTCGGAATCAGATAAAAAGTGCAATGATGAGCTTAATGTTCCGTCTACCGCGCTGGTTAATCTGTATGAATCATTCGCTTGTTCCCAGAAGATGCGCCTGATGTATGAGCATTTATTTCCAGCTTTTCGTATTCTCGGTAGCAAATATGAAGCACAAATTCATGAATTTGCATATGAAATGGATCAGATATTTAATAAATGTCATAAGGCCTTTTTACCATTGTTTGAAAAAATGCCTGAATCTGAAGCCAAGGATTCGGCACGTACTTATCTGGCTAAGTTGATGTAAAGATCTGATTAACTCGGAAAATGGTTTTTTGAGTTCTAGCCATACTGTGAACGCATCTAAAATCAGGATGCTTGAGGGTATGGCTATTATGTTTCTGCAATTTAACTATGAATATACTAGAATTATTTATATATTAAATATAAAAGATTATGTTAATTGATAATGATTATTTAGTAAAAAAATAATTATTATCCAGACAAGAAATGAAAGGAAAATTCAGATAACAAGTTTGAAAAAGTGTACTAAAAATGAATATTCTAATATTGATAAGTATTAAAACTGGTTTTTAGCCAGTTTTTTTTGTTTTTGAGGGTTAAATGGTTGATTTATGAAAAATGTGGAATTGGTATTAAAGTTACTTCATTCACTTCTGGATTTAAGATTTTTGCCGGATAAATTGCAAAAATGGTTATTTTATACAGGTACACGTGTGATTACCGTTACAAGTGCACTGATTATGATAGGTTTTGCCGGCGTATTTTTATTGGGTGGTAGTGAGGTTTTTAATCTGAAACTATATAAAGGTTTTCTGTTATTACATCCGTATACTTTGGCGGTATTATTGATTGGGGTAGCATTGTTACAGTTAATTATAGCGATATTTAAATCAAATCGTTGTAGCGTACTTTCTGGCTATTTACTGATTTTATCTGCGCTGATATGGGCTGTAATATCCGCTACGTTCTGGGCATCATATCCACCTTTGACAACAGGTATGACTACTTATCCTGTGTTAACCGTGGTGTGTGCGCTGGCGGGGCGTAATCTGATCAACTATACAAAACGGGTTGAAGATTTGAAACATAAAGGACGATAAAGTATGGAGTTAGTAAAAGATGCTTTTTCGGTCTGTATTTTATTTGCGCTAATGGGTGGGCTGGCTGGTTCTTTACTGGTTACCGATTACAAACGCTATGGCTGGTTTATGACGATTTTGTTTGTCATATTGGGAATGATATTGGCTGCTGCAGTAACTGATTATTTTTTCCCGCAAAACCGTCCATGGCTTTTTGCTGGTGTCGGCGTATTTGCAGGCATGTCAACAACGTCATTTCTGGACGCGTTCAAGGCTGCTGCACCAACACTGGCACAGCGCATAATTAATATTGTAAGTAAAAAAGCAGAGCGGTTTGTTGATAGTAATGATTCAACAAAGGAATAATTATGAGTAAGTGTCTGGCAGCCTGAGGGCTGCTTTTTTTTTGGATAATAAAAATGTATAAATTGAGTAATCGATCATTGCAACGTTTATATGGGGTAGATGCTGGTCTGGTTAGAGTAGTGAAACGGGCAATTGAGCTGACTGATCAGGATTTTATGGTCACTGAGGGTGTGCGCACGCGTGAGCAGTGTTGTATTAATTATGGCAAAGGGCGCACAGCACAGCAATGTAGTGTGAAAGGGGTGCCTGTCAAATATGCACAGCCAAGCTTGAGTAAGGTAACATGGTTAAATAATCCATTTGCAAGTAAACATGTTACTGGTAAGGCGATAGATTTGATTCCTTATCCGGTTGATTGGAATGATTTAAAAAAATTCCACATGATTGCCGCAGCTATGAAACAAGCTGCTACTGAATTGGGTGTGAAAATTAAGTGGGGTGGTGACTGGAAAAAAAGTAAGGATTACCCGCATTTTGAGATATAACAGGCCGGTTTGGGGGATAGCTGGATACTGTTTGTATCTGTTGATATGTAAGTCTGTTAAATTTTCCGTTGCATAAATTTGTTATGGATCTGAATTTAGATATATCAGAATGATTTGCTTGATCCATCAGTAAAACTAAATTTTTACACAGGTTGATTTTGATAGAGTGAGAGGCTCAGTATGGAAAATATTCTGTCTGATAAGTGATTCATTTAAGCAGATAATTTACCAATATGATAGTTGATTTACCAGATGATTCTGTAATTAGCTTTCCCTATTTATTTTTTATGCGAATATGTTGTATTTTGGATTGTAAAGACTGATTTGCTACGATGTGTATCTGTTAAGTGAGCTGATAATAAGATTTTGAGTATGATAATATATTTAATATAGTATCAATCGATACCAATATAAAAAATATTTTATTTTCAAAATGTTATAATTTGTTTATTGACTTAAGCTAAGAAATAAATTATGATTAGCTCAATAGATAGGTATGCTTCACCTTAAACAGCTGATTAAAAAAAGTTCCCTAATTGGGAGCTTTTTTGCGTTCTGAAAAAGATAAGTTGTTTATCGTGTCTTTTACTTTGCCGTATACGCAGACCAAATCGCTAGAGCAGTAAAGCGGTTAATGAATTTAGATATCGTGTCTAAAACAATAGACTGGATATCTGGTGGAGGCGGGGGGAATCGAACCCCCGTCCGAAAGTCCTCTACAGAGCGATCTACATACTTAGTCTTGCCAACTTCGAATCTTATTCACAAACCGCCGACAGACAGGCTGTTTGTAAACCAGTTGCCATAAATCTTGTTCAATGCCAGACAACACGACATTGAACCAGCCAATGTAAATGTCGTTGCGGTGAGTTACCTCACACGGCCCATTGGCCAACCGTTGCAACGTTTAGCCTTAAGCGGCTAAAGCGTAAGATTCGTCGTTTGCGACTATATAAATTCAGTGTTTTACGGGAATCTGAGACCCCGGTATGCCCGCATCTGCTTTGCAACCCCCGTCGAAACCAAGGTCGCCCCCAGATGGTTTGCTAATTATACTTTATTTTTGGTGTATATGCATAGTCATAAAGTTATAAGCTGATTTTAAGCTAATTACTACCATCAATCGGCATTTAAAAATCAGACTAAAAATAAATTTAAGAGGGAATAACATCTTTTTTAATCAGTAATTAAGTAAAAATTTCATTGGCATTTTATTCATTCGTCTGAATAAAAACTGCTAATAATTGCTATTGCTATGCGTGCTAATTTCCAATAAACTAACATTTAGTTACATTTTTTATCAAGATGGTTGATGAGGCAAGCTGTCCGGCTTCGAGATAACCACATAATGTTAATTAAGAAAATGCATGGCTTATTTGGCGAATCTGAATGATGTTAAGAAAATCGTTGATGAGAACGACAAAAGAGATCGCGAACATGGAATTTATGTCGGAGAATCCCATGAATGTGTTGCTGTTGTAAAATATTTTGCGAAAGCACCACAAACTACGATCTGGAAAAAGGACGCCCGAGTTAAAGGTAATAATAGTATTCGACCAGGTACCGCGATTGCGACATTTGACAGTAGAGGTAAATACTATGGTCATGCTGCAATATATATCAATCAAACCGCAGCAGATATTAATGTTTATGACCAATGGAACGGTATGCCTTTACATTATCGTCCGATTTTTTTTAAAGGTCACGGTTATGTTTCTAATGATGGGGATCAATTCTATGTTATCGAATAACAGAAAAATAGCGATATTATTTACCAGTCTATTACTCAACATAATATCAATTAATTGCTATGCTCAGACCCATGTTGTGAGTTGCCCAGCAACTTTTTCTGATGGTAACAGTATTTTCCGGCTTATTAATGTCAGTCTATATGATGGTCCAGTATGTATGAAAGCAACGTTAGTGCCTGAATTTAAAAAAGATAAACAACTATGGGTTCTTGATACACTAATGGATCCCTCTTTAGTTTGCGAGTATGCCGGAACCAGACATTACATTGTTCTTGATGCTAAGGGTGCAACTTATTGTGAAAAAAAAGGAGTGCCAGTGCAGGCAGAATGTATGCAATAACAATTTTCTGCTAAGTACTTAAGCTATTAGTGAAAACGGGTATTTTATCTGCTGCCTCTTATGTTTATAACATAGTTTTGATGTGATACATTCTAATCAAACAGCAAGGGGCATCAGTGTTTATGAACAATGGAATGGACAGTTCTTGCAGAATCGTGAGATTGAATTCAGAGGGTGGGGTTATGTTTCTAATGATGGAGATCAATTTTATGTTATCGAATAACAAAAAAATAGCAACATTATTTACTAGCCTGCTACTTAGCCTATTATCAATCAATTGTCATGCTCAGGCTCCTGTTGTGAGTTGCCCAGCAACTTTTACTGATAAACATGCTGTTTACCGCCTTTATCATGCCAAGCTATTTGATGGCCCTGTATGTAAGAAAGTACAGCTGAAGCCAGAATTTAAAAATGACAAAGAAATATGGGTTCTCGATACAAGAATGGATCCCTCCTTAGTCTGCATCTATGACGGAACCAATCATTACATTGTTCTTGATGCCAATGGGGCAACTTATTGTGAAAAAACTAACGCACCAGTGCAGGCAAAATGTATGCAATAACAATTTGCTGCCAAGTACTTAAGCTGTTAGTGAGAACAGGTATTTTATTTGCTGACTCTTATAGTTATGTCATAGTTATGATGTGATATATGTCAATCAAGCTGTAAAGGATATCAACATTTATGATCAATGGAACGGTAAGCCGTTAAAAAGTTGTGAGATTGGGAGGGTATGTTTCAAATGATAGGATTAAATTTTATGTTATTGAACAACAAAAAAATAACGATATTATTTACCAGTCTGTTACTCAGCCTTTTATCAATCAATTGCCTTGCTCAGACTCCTGTTGTGAGTTGCCCTGCAACTTTTTCTGATAAACATGCTGTTTACCGCCTTTTTAATGCCAGCCTATATGATGGTCCAATAACTAATAATGCAGAGTTAGTGCCTGAATTTAAAAAAGAAAAAGCAATATGGGATATTGATCCACGAATAGATCCTTATTTAGTCTGCGAGTATGCCGGAACTAGGCATACTATCGTTTTTTATGCTAAGGGTGCAACTTATTGCGAAAAAAGCAAAACTCCAGTACAGGCAAAATGTATGTCATAAAATTTTGCTGTTAAGTGCTTAAATTTTGGTAAAAAAATTATTTTATCTGCTAATTTTTATATTTATGACATAGTTATGATGAAATATATCAATCAAACAGCAAGGAGTATCAATGTTTATGATCAATGGAGCGATAAGCTGTTAAAAGGTTGTGAGATTGAATTCAGAGGATGGGTTATGTTTCAAATGATGGGGTTAAATTTTATGTCATTGAAAAACAGAAAAATAGCGATAATATTCACTAGTCTGTTACTCAGCATAGTATCAATCAATTGCCATGCTCAGACCTCTGTTGTGAGTTGTCCATCAACTTTTTCTGATAGACATACTGTTTACCGCCTTTATAATGCGAAGCTATTTGATGGTTCAATATCTAAGAGAGTGAATTTAGTACCCGAATTTAAAAAAGAAAAGGCAATATGGGATATTGACCCGCGAATGGATCCTTATTTTGTCTGCGAGTACGCCGAAACCAGACATTACATTGTTTTTCATGCTAAGGGTGCAACTTATTGCGAAAGAAAAGAAACGCCAGTGCAGGCAAAATGTATGTCATAATATTTTGCTATTAAGTACTTAAACTGTTAGTGAAAAAAGATTGGCTTTATCCGCTAGCACTAATATTTATGATGGGTTTATGATGATTTGACTGCCCAATTGCCAGCTAGCTGTTTTTTTACATCCCTTATGATACTAATTATTAGCAGAATATTTATGGCATACAGGAAATTATACGGATAGAAATGAATACTTTGCTGTTATATGTTGTTAATTGATTGTTGCATAATTTGATTTTGTAGATAATTCAGATGTGGCTTTTATGCTGGCTGACACTCTGGCAGGAGATTATCGGTATTGGTGACATTGATTTATAATTTGTATTATTTTGTTTGGAATGAATGCTGTTATGTATGATGTCAATACGGATGATGTGCGTCTTTTTTTTGCAGATGTGTGGCGCAAGCGTCAACAGCCACAGTTGCTGGATGCGTTGCAGCAGAAGGCTTTGCGGATTATTGCTGCGCATACTGAATATGCGCCTTATCTGGAAAATGTTGAACAGTTTCTCAACCGAACATGGCGGCCGGAAGAGGGAGAAACAAATCCTTTTTTGCATTTGTCGCTGCATTTATCGGTACAGGAACAGGTTGCGATTGATCAGCCGTTTGGGATTGCAGTTATTCATCAGCGCTTGTGTGAGCGATATGCGGGTGACTGGGTGAAAGCAGAACACGATATGATTGAGGCTCTGGCAGAAACGATCTGGCAGGCGCAACGCTATGGACAGGGACTGGATGTGAATGCTTATATGACGCGTTTGCGCAGTCTGGTGGGGTTGGGGCAGGAAGATGAGGCGCGTTTAAATCCTCATGAAGTGGGACAGGCTTCAAGCAAAGATGTTTGAGTTTGCTCATGCTTTGATTATGGTTTATTGTTTGACACCTTTGTGTCGGTCAGCTGTGATGTTGACTGGATACGCATGTGGGAACTATTTTCAATAATCTTTAAGCAGGGGATAGATATGTCTTTCTGGGCATGTAATGCAAATGCTTTGTTGCTGTTGCTGTTTGTGGCTTTGGGTATTGTGGGAAATAATCCTTCAGTAACCATTTCGGCGTTGATTATTTTGCTGGTACAGCAAACGCCGTTACTTAAATATGCGCCGGTACTGGAAAAGTATGGGCTGCAACTGGGTATTATGCTGCTGATGATAGGTGTGCTGGCACCGTTGATTACGGGCAAGGTGCAGCCGGCACAGATTGCTGCGCTGGTAACTAGCTGGAAAACTATTGCTGCGGTGGTGGTGGGTACAGTTGTTGCCTGGCTTGGTGGACGTGGGGTGCAATTGATGCAGGTCAATCCGACAATTGTAACTGGTTTGATGATTGGTACCATTATTGGGGTGGCTTTTTTACGCGGCGTGCCGGTGGGACCACTGATTGCGGCAGGATTGCTATCGCTGATTTTATAAGTGCTCTGTTGCTGAAGCTCTTGCCAGAAAGTTACGCTCTCGTTATAATGCGCGCAATTCCATTCTCACGGAGAGGTGGATGAGTGGTTGAAGTCGCACGCCTGGAAAGCGTGTATACGTGAATAGCGTATCGAGGGTTCGAATCCCTTCCTCTCCGCCAGATTGATTATTTAAAGCTGCCTAAGCAGCTTTTTTTATGAATGTTATATTTAATGCCTTTGACATTAAATATTTTGTATTTACTCCAGACTACTTTTTATTGATATTTTGGTATTTGGGTTGGCTGTATTGGTTTTATGTTTGGTTTGTCAGAGTTGATATTCTGATTTATTTGATTATTTTATTTATTTTTGCTGACAGGCTTAAGTTGTAGTTAATTTTAGCCGCTAAAAATTTTGCCCTCACAATTTGGTTGTGAGGGTTTTTTTGTGCTTGCGGTATTGTATGAGGAGTGGAGGATGAGTCTAACCCGTTCGGTTCTAGACAATGTGCTGGCGCATATTCAGCAGGCTCTGCCGGATTATTCGGTGCAGCTGATGCCAAATAATTTTAAGAATTATCAGTTTGTTCATCCGTTGGGTGCAGTGCTGATTGGTTATCAGCGCAGTAAATTCAGCAAGCCATGTACTACTGACCTGATTACGCAGGAGCGGCGTTTGCAGTTGCGTTTTACTGTTTTTGCACGTGCTCTGGGCGATGAAGGAGGGGCGCTGGATCTACTTGATTCTTTACGCTTGGCTCTGGTGGGCTTTCAGCCTGACCATTGTCAGCAAATCCGATTGTTGAGTGAGCGCTTTCTGGGGGAGGCCGATGGAGTTTGGCGCTATCGGTTATGCGCTCGCACTGAGACGCTTCAGGTGGAACGGCGTCCGGTGGTTAATCAGCAAAATCTGGTCAAATCGATACCAACTCGTGGTGAGATTAAGGCCAAAGCTATTTCACAATCTGTAACTTCGAAGGAGTAAAAATCATCATGGCAGCAGCTTATTTGCATGGTGTTGAAACAATCCGTATTGATGGCGGCAGTAGTCCGGTCTATACCGTAGATGGGGCGATTACGGCGATTGTTGGTACGGGTATGTCTGGTGCAGTAAATGAATTGACGGTGTGTCAGACAGTTAAGGATTTTAGTCAGTTTGGTTCGGTAACGGGAGCTGGTTTTACTTTGCCTGATGCGGCTAATATCTGGACGCGTTATCAGTCTGGTGTGGCCTATGTGGTCAATGTGCTGGATCCGGCCAAACATAAAACGGTTGTTGATTCTGAAGCTCTGGTTATCGACAGTGACACGTTGATGGCAAAAACAGCGCATCCGGCGATACAGGCTGATTTTAAGGTACAGGCAGGTAATCAGACTTTGTCTGAAGGCACTGATTACATGCTGAATCAGGAAACAGGTGAGTTGACTTTTGCGCAGCCGCGTGCGGAAGTGTCGATTGCCTATACTTATCTTGATCCAAGTAAGGTAACGGTAGCGGATATTATCGGTGGCTATGAAGTGGCAACCGGTAAGCGCAAAGGCATGGAGCTACTTACTGAAGGTTTTACCCGTCTGGGTGCGGATGCGAAGATTGTGATCGTGCCGCAATATGATGCAGATGCGGCTGTGGCGGCAGCGATGGTAACGCTGGCTGATAAGCTGGAAGCAATTGCCTACATTGCGGCGCCGAAAGGTACTTCACTGACGCAGGCGATTCAGGGACGCGGTTCGCTTGGAAATATTAATTTCCAGACTTCTTCAGATCGCGCGCAGTTATTTTATCCATATGTTACTGGTTCCAGCGGCGAACTGGAAAGTCTGGCTACGCATGCTGCCGGTTTGCGTATGAAAACTGATGTGAATCAGGGCTACTGGTTCAGTATTTCCAACCGTGAGCTTTTGGGCGTAACCGGTATGGAAGTGTCGCTGACAGCACGGATTGATGACCCGCAGGCGGAAACCAATCGCTTGAATGAGAAGGGGATTACTACGGTATTTAACAGCTATGGTACGGGCTTTCGCTTATGGGGTAACCGTCTGGCCTGTTTTCCGACAGTAACGCACATTAAGAATTTTGAAACCGCTCAGCGTACTGGTGACTTGATTGATGAGTCAATTCGACGTGCGCAGTTGCAGTATATTGATTTGCCTATTGATGATGCGTTGATTGACAGTCTGCTAGGTACGGTACGTACTTATTTGGGTACGCTTAAGAGTATTGTTGGTTTTAGTGTGAGTCTGGATTATGACTATGATCTGGCTGATGCTTTCAGTAAAGGGCAGGTACCAATCAAGTATGACTATACACCTAAACTGCCAGCAGAACGTATCACTAATACTAGTGTGATGACCCGTACTTATCTGGCTAATTTGATTAGTAATCAGTCTGCCGCTTAGGAATCAGTTATGACAGAATTTAATGCAATTTATAATGCCAATGTTTATGTTAATGGTAATAGTCAGTTAGGCCGTGCCAGTCAGTTTAAATTACCGGATATTTCTGTTGGACAGACAGAAACTAAGGGTTTGGGGCTAGTAGGTTCGGTAAAGCTGCCCAGTGGTATTGAGGCGCTGGAAGGGGAAATTACTTGGAACAGTTTTTATCCGGATGTGTTCACTAAGGTTTATAACCCGTTTAAGGCGTGCCAGTTGATGGTACGTGCCAATGTACAGGCATTTAATGCCTCTGGTCTGGCCGCGGAAGTACCGATGGTGGTGATGGTGATGGCAACGTTCAGCAAGAATCCTTTAGGGACTTATAAACCAAAAGAAAAAGCTGAGTTTGCCAGTACTTTTCAGGCTACGGAAATTCATCAGACGGTTTCCGGCCGTGAAGTTTTGTATTACAACGCGTTTACTAATCAGTATCGGGTAAATGGTGTGGACATGCTGGCGCAGATGCGCGCAAATATCGGTATGTAGTTATTTTCAATTGGTAATGATGTTGTTAAATGCTCACTCTGTTGATCAGGGTGGGCGTTTTTTATGGTTGAAATGCTTTTTTACGCTGAATGATTTCGGCATTTATTGATGATTCAAGGAATAGATATGGCACAAACTGAAGCGCAACAGCTGCAAGAACAATTAGGTACGGGTAAGGTTATTAAGCTGGCAGAACCGCTGCAAACGCCGAATGGTGTGGTAACGGAACTAACGCTGCGCCGAGTACGGGTTAAGGATTTTAAACGTGCTGCTGAGCAGTATCCAGATAATGCGGTATTGCAGGAAGCTCATTGTTTGGCTATGGCTTCAGGCCTGCAAAGTGAAGATTTTGATGAGCTGTCGTGGGAGGACTACACGCTGGTGCGTCAGTTTTGTCTGGGTGCTCACTGATTGGGATGGTTTTTATCAAGCTGCTGCGGATTTAGCGTGGTGGTTTGGTTTTTCTCCGGCAGATATTGATGAGATGTCTCTGGATGAAATTTTACAATGGCAGCAACAGGCTAACCGACAGATTAAGGCTAAATACAGTAAGTTGTAAGCGGTTGCTGCCCGTTGTGACAGTACCGTTAATTCAGTATTGGTTTGCAGCAGACGCTGTGAACTGGTGATGGGTTAACGGTTATGGTTTATATGAATAATAAATAATAAGTGGGTGAATTCCAGTATCTCTTGAGTTATTGGATGAAATACATTGGTGCCGTTATGGATAGTGGATTTGTTTCTGATTTTGGTGAGGTACAACGTTCTGTTAAGGCCTTTGGTTCTGCTATTGATGTGGCAACCAGAAAAATTGAGGAGATGGGGCGGTCTGTACAGGGTTTACAGGTGAAAATCCAATCTCTGGATAATTTGTCTGCAGCAACTGCGAAAGCAATTAGTGCTCAGAATAGGTTATCTGAGGCAGTAGACAGGCATAACAAAATTCTGGGGCAGCGCAAGAAAATTGGTGAGGAATTAGCGAAAACCAAAAGTACCCTTAAAACTTGGATGAAGCCGGTTGAGAAATCGGTGAAAATTCATATGGAACGGGAAACGGCGGAGACTGGGCTGAAACAGGCTATGATGCAGAAAGATGGCAGCATGGGCAGGTTTAATCAGATTAATGCCCACGCTATGCAACTGGGTCTTGAGCAGCAGGGTAATACAAATGATTATACTCGCCTTGCTACTAATATGAAGCTGGCCAATATGTCTGATGATGCGGTATTGCAAGGGGGGATGAGGACAATTGCCAGTTTTAATGTGTTATTTGGCAAGAAAATTGAGGATATTTCGGTAGCCAAGGGGTTGATGCAGACTTATAAGCTGAAAGATACGGAATTGTCTGCTGGTCTGGATGCTGTGCAGAAGGTTGCGCATTCTGTGGGTTTGAGTCTGGAAGATATTGAAAAATCTCAGGCTGCTATGGCTTCACCTTTGCAAAGGTTGCATCTGACCGGTTTACAGAATCAGCAGAAAATATATGCTCTGGAGGGGATGGCAATACACGGCGGTGTCGGTAAGTCTGCGGCGGCTGACGGTATGGGGGAATTTCTGGACAGGCTGGCACAGGGACCAAAAGCCATGCAGCAGGCTACTGCTGCAATGAGTATTGAAATGCGCCAGATGATGCAAAAATCTGGTGTGGTGTTTAATTTATTTGATAAAGACGGCTCACTTAAAGATATGCATGTGGTTGTAAGTGAGCTGGAAGCGAATTTTAATAAAGTTAAGGCTAAATATGGTGACCGTGCTGCATTAAGTATGATGGATGCGGTATTCGGTAAGCAAGGTGGACAGATTGCCACTGCCGCAGCTCAGGGAGGAGGTGCCGGTTTTGTCACTATGCAAACCCGAATGGGTAATCAGCCTTCGCTGGATCAGCGAGCTCAGCTTCAGGCTAATACACTTGCTGTCAGTATGGATAATTTACACGATGCAGTGATTGAGGTAGGCAATGCTTTTGGTGCCACGCTGGCACCTGATATTAATACTTTTGCTCAGGTAGCCAAAGATGTGCTGCTCAATACGGTATTGCCTTTTATTCAGAAGCATCCCACGCTGATTAAATCTGTGGTGGCTTTTGGTGTAGGTTTGACTGGGCTACGGATGACGCTGCTGTTGGTTCGTTATGCTATTACCATGGTTACTGGTCCGCTGGCGCTATTGCGTACTATTTTTGCCCGTTTTCAGCTTGCGCGTGACCTGAAGCAGAGCGGTTCGGTATTTCAGCGTTTACGTTCCGCTATTACCTCTGTGGGAAAATCTGCCGGTTCCTTGCGCCAGAAGCTGTTGTCTTTTGGCAGCAGGCTGGCTGGTGTGGGCAAGAATTTCAAGGTGTTCAATAAGGGGCGCTCTGCACTGGGTTTATTGCAAAAGGCATTTTCCACTATAGGGCGTACTGCCATTGCGCCAATTAAGAAAATTGTGCAGTCATTTGGCCTGATTACCAAGGTAGTAAAACCTTTGTTTAGGGTTTTTTCCAGTCTGGGCAGGGGTTTCAGTGCATTGGGTAAAGGCCGTATTGTGCTGAATCTGCTACGTCAGGGAATTATAGCTGTAGGACGGGCTTTTCTGATGACGCCTATAGGGCTGGTTGCACTGGCAATTGGTGCAGCTGCTTTTCTGATTTATAAGTACTGGAAACCAATTAAAAGCTTTTTTATTGGTTTATGGGATAGCGTTAAAGCCAAATTTGAAGCAGGAATGAAATTCTTTAAGGATTTACCGGCAAAATTCAGTGAGTTTGGACGCAATATTATTGATGGTCTGGTTAAAAGTTTTACTGAAGGTATCAGTAGGGCTGTTAATGCTGTCGGTGAGTTCGCCAGTAAGATTATTAATAAGGCTAAATCTGTATTAGGGATTAATTCACCTAGCCGTGTATTTAAAAGCATAGGTGGTTCGCTGATGGAAGGTATGCATCTGGGGCTTGATCTCGGGGCAGATAAACCGGTTACAGCGATCGGTCTGGTTGCTGAGCGCTTACAGCAGAAATTCAAAAGTCGTTCTGGTACGTTGACTGCTCAGCTTAATGAAAAAATGCAGCTAAATGCAGCAGAATTTGCCCAGAATCGCTATCCGGCAGGACATGATTCCAGTGCAGTAACCATTAATTTTAATCCGACTATTCAGGTTAACGGCAACGCAGACCGTTCGGTGATTCAGCAGGCTTTGGCATTGAGTCAGCGCGAATTTGAACAGATGTACCGGCGCATGATGCAGGCAAAAGAGTTAAGGAGTTACTGATGTATGCAATGCTAGGAGATATTCGCTTTGAAGTGTTGGATAGTTTCAACAGTTATGAAGAAACGCATGGTGCTGTTTTTGCTAAACATGATGTATTGGCCGGCCGTCCGCGCCTACAGGCTACCGGCAATGATTTGACCACCATCCGTTTTGGTATGTTGCTGCACTGGAAGCTGAGTAATCCGGATAGTGCCTATACCGCATTGATTCAGGCCAAGGAAGCACAGCAGGCTCTGGCGCTGGTGTTTGGCTCGGGTCGTTTTGTTGGCTGGTTTGTGATTCAGCAGTTGAGTAGTACTACTTTGATTCAGGATGCACAGGGACGTACTGCCGCGCGTGAAATCAGTGTTGAGCTGCTTGAGTTTGTAGGTGATCCGAATAATCCGTTACCAACGCCAGGCATCATGAAGGGTCAGAACCCGCTACTTTCTTTTATGCCGGATTCGATTAAAGGGGCTGTTAACAAGGTTGCGGCGGCGGTACAGACAGGGGTACGTATTTATCATGCCGTAGAAGAAAATGTTACTGAGATTCAGAACCTGATCACGCGTGCGCGTACTGTGCAACATGATACTTCTGGCTGGTTGAGTATGATTGCCGATGCGCTGTCTGTTGGTGGACAAACGTTAAGCAAGCTGAATACTTTGCCTGAGGTTGGTGCATGGTTTGGTGATCTGTCCGGTGCGGCAGATTTTCTGTCATATACCGGTCAGGCTGCGCATCAGCTGACAGAATGTGTGAATTTGATACAAAGTGGCTATGACAGTGGTGAGTGGGGAGACTGGCTGGATAATAGTGAAAAACTGTTATCCATGGTAGAGGACAGTATTAGCAATGCAACTACCGGTGCTCAGTCGTTAACGGCATGGCTGGCTGCCAGAAAGGATGAGGCCTGATTATGGTTGATTCAGTTTTGCAATACCAGACCTGTGAAGGGGATCGCTGGGATTTGATTGCACAGAAATATTATGGTGATGCCACGATGCTTGACCGGCTGATTGCTGCTAATCCGCATTTACCACTGGCTGAACAGTTTGCTGCCAATCTGACGGTACTGATCCCCGTCATACAATCGGATACTCATACAGCGCAGGAGGATATGCCACCATGGATGCGTTGAGCCTACTGACAGGGGTGTCCAGTTTGGGGCGAACTCATCCAGTTACGATGCCGGATTTCACTATAGGTTATGAAAAGAAAGATATTACTCTGGCCATCAAGCCTTATTTGCTCAGTATTAATTATACGGATTATCTGGGCGAGCAGTCGGATGAACTGTCGATATCGATTGAGGATACCGATGGCAGATGGCTACGTAGCTGGTATCCGGATCAGGGCGATATGCTGTCGTTTAAGCTGGGAGATCAGTTTACCGGTATGGTAAATCTGGGCAATTTTGAGATTGCTGATATTGATTATGCGTTCAAACCTAATGTGATCACTTTGAAAGCCCTTTCCACGGGAATTACCCGTGCCAGCCGCACTTTACAGCCAAGAGCATATGAGAAAACAACTCTGGAAAAAGTTGTGCAGCAGGTGGCGGCAAGATTGCAGCTGGTGCTGAAAAATTCGATTGCCAATCTGGAGATTGAACGTATTACTCAGTATCAGGAAAGTGATGTGGAATTTCTGGCACGGTTGGCAAAGCAGTTTGGCTATACTTTTAAGATTGTTGACCAGACTTTAGCCTTTATTGCCAATACGGAATTAACGGCACAGGAACCTGTACTGGTATTGCTGCCGGAAGATGTGGAGTCTGCAAGTTTTCGTGATCAGCTTAAAGGTGTTCCAGACGAGGTAATGGCTTGTGGTTATGATACTAAAGCCAAACAGGTACGTACGGTCAAGCGAAAGGGGCAGCCATTGCGGGCACAAAGTAAGCTGAGCGCAAGTGGTGATATGTTGAAAATTGTGGCCAATAAAGGGGAATCACAACAGCAGCTCACTGCACGTGCAGATGCTGCACTTACTGATGCGCGCCAGTGTCAGGTAACGGGTAGTCTGGAGTTGTTTGGCAATGTGAAGCTGGTGGCTGGCCAGATTATCCGCTTGAGCGGTTATGGCAAAATGTCGGGAAATTATCAGATTAAGCAGGCAGGCCACAACTTAAGCCGTAGTTCTGGTTATACCACGTCTCTGGAAATTAACATGATTGAATATATTGCTGATGATGCAGATGCGGGGGAAAAACATGCAGAAACTGTATGAATTTGGGGCAACCTTACAGTTTGGCCTTGTGGAAGCCATTGATGCCGGCAGGCATATGCTTAAAGTAAATATTCCGGCACTGGAGAATATGCATACAGACTGGCTGCCGATGCTTACTGCTGCCGCTGGCGGAAACTGTTTTTATTCTTTGCCAGATGTGGGTGAACTGGTAGCGTGTATTCTGGATGCCCGCGGTGAGAGTGGAGTGGTACTGGGTGCTTTGTATAATCAGAGTGATACCGCACCGGCACAGAGCAATGATATGTGGGTGAAACAGTTTAGTAATGGTACGGTAATCAGTCATGATCGTAAAAGTGGCGAGGTTTGTGTTCAGACCAGCGGTACCGTGGTAGTTGAAGCAGATACGGTATTGGTTAAAGCCAGTGATATTACGCTCGATGCTCCATCTACTACAGCTACAGGCAGTTTACTGGTACAGGGAAAGTTAACCTATCAAGGTGGTATGGCTGGTTCTGGCGGAGGCAGTGCTGCCGCATCGATTGCTGGCACGATTAAGGTTAAAGGTGGCGATGTGGTGGCAGATGGTAAAAGTCTTAAGAGTCATACTCATCCTGACCTGACTTCGGGTGGTAATACTGGTACACCAAACTGATGTTCTGCTAACAGCTTATTCAAACCTATTTTTATCCCTGTCATTGATGGCAGGGATTTTTTATTACTGGAAAAGCGTTATGACAATTAAACCGCGCACTCGCCACTGGCAGTTAGCACCACTGGAATGCGGCTGCGATATTGTGACTGGCATTGATGATATAAATCAATGTATTTTGAATATTCTGATGACACGTAAGGGAAGCGATGTAACCCGCCCGACTTTTGGTTCCAGCCATCTGGATTATCTGGATATGCCCGAAGATGTATTTATTCCCGGGGTGACGCGAGAGGTGATTCTGGCCATTCAAACATGGGAAAAGCGTGTGGTAGTGGAAAGAGTTGGCTTTGCGGGTCATGCACCTAATTTAACGATAACAGTCTACTGGCGTATAGCTGAGGAGGTAGCTGGTGAAATTTATCAAACAGATATTGGATTGGTACGTAAATGACAGATTTAACTAAGCTCGCGCGGTCGGATGTAAAAATAGTTGAAGATGATCTGGCAACCATTCTGGCCGATACGATAACAGATTATCAAAATCGTACTGGCAAGGTATTACAGCCGGCGCATATTGAGCGTTTGCTGATTAATACCTATGCCTATCGTGAGGCACTCACTCGGCAGCAGGTCAATGAAGCTTACCGGCAGCAGCATGTGCGCTTTGCTACTGGGCTGATGCTGGATTTATGCGGAGATGATGTTCATACCCCGCGTTTGCAGGCACAGCCGGCACAAACAACGTTGCGTTTTCAGGCCAAACTGGCCGGCAAAGAACAGGTGGTGATTCCAAAAGAAACCAGAGTCACTGTAGATTCACTGATATTTGCCACTGTTGAAGCAGGTTTGCTTACTGCTACCAATAGCAGCATTGAGCTGGTTGCTGTCTGTCAGTCAACCGGGGTGGTGGGAAATGGCTGGTCAGCTGGGCAGATTAATACTTTAGCAGACCATCTGTCTGATATTGCTGAGGTCAAAGTTAGCAATATCACCACTTCAAGTGGTGGTGTGGATGTTGAAAGTGATGATGCCTATCGGGTACGCATTCTGCTGGCACCAGAATCGTTTTCAGTGGCCGGTCCAGTTGGTGCTTATGAGTATTTTACCCGTCAGGTCAGTCAGGACATTATTGATGTTTATGTGACTAACGATACGGATAAAGAGGGTAAACCCTTAGGTGGTGTAGTGGCAGTAACCATACTTACTAAAACCGGGCTGCCTTCAATGGAGCTGATTCATCAGGTACAGACAGCCCTATCGAATGAGCGTGTACGCCCGTTATGTGATCAGGTAGTTGTACGTGCACCAAAAATTTTCAATTATCAGGTTGCGGCAACATTAACTTTGTTTGTTGGTGCTGATGCTCAGGCGGTACTGGCTGCGGCTAAAGCTGCATGGCAGCAATATCAAAGCAATCGGGAGCAGCGGTTAGGAGTAGATGTAGTACCACTGGTAATTCAGTCTTTATTGAAGGTTGATGGTGTCTATAATGTGTCGACGCCAGCACTTGAACTGACTACGGTTGCAGCCGGTACATGGGCGCACTGCACTAACTTAGACCTCACCATAGCAGAGGAGGCTGTGGATGGCTAAGCTGACTTATGCCGCAGTAATTGAGCGAGACCAGCGCATGCAGGCATTGGCTGCTCTGGGCTTGCGTCTGGAACTGATCAGTACGCCACAGCTGATGCCACGGCTGGTAAATTTAGTGCTAGCTGATCACCTTGAGCTGCTGGCTGAAAGCCACTGTATTCTTGGTGTAAATGGTTATTGGCTGGCAGAAAGCGATCAGGCCAAACGCAAACTGATAAAAGGGGCATACGAACTGCATCGCAGCAAGGGTACGCCTTGGTCACTCAGAGAAATTGTTCGCCGTCTCGGCTTTGGTGAAATCACCATTATTGAAGGACTCAATCATCAACAGCACAACGGCAATATTCTGCGCTCCGGTTTATATGTGCATGGACATAGTACTTACTGGGCATATTACCGTATTTTATTAAATAAACTGATTACCAATCAACAGGCTGCTTTATTGCGGCAGACACTGGCTGCTTTTGCGCCGGCGCGTTGCGTGCTGGCTAGTCTGGACTATACCGCCGTACCGCTGCAACACAATGGACTGGCACAGCGCGATGGCTCGTTTAACAAAGGAACTGCTTAATGGCAAGTTTAAAAGAAACTTTGTTCTGTGGCAAAGGCGTTTATCAATGGGAAAGCAGTACAGTGTTTTGCAATGACTTCTACTTTGGTAGGCAGCTTAAAAACCAATAGTACACACAAATCCTGTACGTTAAATTCTTTTTTGAAAACAATGTTTTTCGCTCAATTCTACAAGGCAATGAAAAGGAGTTAAATTATGATTAATAATCAATTGAAATCCGAATATGTCAAGATAATTAATACGCTGTGGAGTGGTTCGATGCAGTGTAACAGTATCGAGAATATAAGCGATGATGTAATTCGCCTGATGGATGAGGTGCTCACCAAAATCCGAGATGGTTCTACAGCTATGATCGGTGTTCATGCAGTTTTTGAGATTTTTTATAGTAAAATTTATGGTTCATGGGCTGAGCTTATAAAAGTCGCATTAGATACGGCTGGTGCACATGCCTCAGACTGGATTGGCGTTCTGCGTGGCAATAGACAGTACAGTGCTGTAGTTAACAGTGCAGCCTTAGGTTATAAGTCTCCTGTACAAATTGCGCTTTATGAAGCAGCAGGATTTATGTGATAAATTTGAGCACTCAATAAAGATTAGATTGAGTGCTTTTAAATTTATTCATATTTACGGTTATACATTATTTCCATTTTTTTAATATGCTCGTTAAGACCATCAGGACCCGAAGCTAATGCCTGCAATTTTTCATCAACAGCACGTCTGGCAAACTCGCAAATTCCTGTTTGTTTTTGGGTTTCAATTTTTCGAGCTAACTTCAGCATACGTGAGCGTTCCTCTTTTTCCTGCTGCACATAGGAAGAGGGAATATTACTGTTAGCTTCAAGCTTAACAATTAATTCGTCCCAGCGCTTAAATACATCCTGACAGTTTTGTGGAAGACCACTTGTACTGGTTCCACAAGCAGATAAAAACATACAGCAACATAAAATAAATAGAACTTGTTTCATATTTTACTATCTTTCTTTGTTGTTGATAGTGAAAGCATATCATCAAATCCAGCTAGGTGCTATTGCAGCACAATGAAGTGGTGGAGTGTGATGACTCATTAACTAAAGGAACTGCTTAATGGCAGATTTAAAAGAAACTTTGTTTAACAAAGGAATGATTTAATGGCAAATTTAAAAGAAACTTCATTCTGGGAAGAGGGCATTTATCAATGGGAAACATCCGATCCGGTATTGGGGGGTGAAAATGGTATCGATAATGTACCCACTCGCCAGCTGGCCAACCGAACTAAATGGTTAAAAGACAATAAACTGGATAAATCAGCTACAGCAGCAAATGCGGAGCTGGCTAAAAGAGCGAACACTGCTGACAGACTAAGCGCTGCTAGAAAAGTAGGTGGTGTAGCATTTGATGGTTCGACAGATATTGATCTACCCGGAGTGAACAAGCCTGGTAATCAGAATACATCAGGCAATGCGGCCACTGCGTCTAAATTATTCAAACCATGCAAAATTGGTGGCGTGGTGTTCGATGGGACTAAAGATATTGATTTACCGGGGGTGAATGTCAAAGGTAATCAGCATACTTTTGGTAATGCAGGATCAGCTTTTAGATTATATAACCCTCGGAAAATTAATGGTGTACCATTTGATGGTACGCAAGATATTAATGCTACACCCGCAGGCGCAGTCATGTATTTCGCCATGGATGCAGCACCCGTAGGCTGGTTAAAAGCCAATGGTGCAGCCGTATCCCGTACGTTATACGCTAATCTGTTTGCAGCTCTTAGTACACGATTTGGTGCAGGAGATGGTAAAACTACATTTAATTTACCGGATTTAAGAGGTTATTTTCTTAGAGCCTGGGATGATGGAAAAAATATAGATTCTGGAAGGGGATTTGGTAGCGAACAAGGCGATGCAATCAGAAATATATCAGGTTTTTGTAGCGGGGGAAATGTGTTTTTTGATAAGTTTACAGGAGCTTTTTTTGATACAGGAACACGACTTTCTGTAAATGTTATTGCGGGAGAAAAAAATAATAGGACAGATGACTTTGCTTTTGATGCTAGTCGGGTAGTACCTACTGCAAACGAAAATCGTCCACGTAATATCGCATTATTAGCCTGTATCAAAATTTAAGGATTAAAAATGAAAAACTACGCTCCTACTATCCCTGTATGCCAACTAGACGAAAAAAACTACTTTGTTGGCATGACTATTGCAGACTTGGATCCTCTGGAAAACAACGACCATTATCTGATTCCCAGACTGTGTATTCAGGCTAAAGAACCACAGCCTAAAAAAGGTTATATAGCGCAGTGGACAGGTGATAACTGGCAGTATATCGAAGACCATCGAGGCGAAACGGTATATAGCAAGGAAACAGGCGAAGTAATAGCAATCGATGAACCGGGCGTATTGCCTGCTACTGTTACTACTATGCCTTGCCCTGATATTTATCATCAGTGGTCAGAGAAAGCGAATAACTGGGTAGAAAAAGCTGATGCTGCACAGTTACGCTTACAGAATAAACGCAGCACTGCCGGTACTTTGTCTCGCATGCAAATGCTTTCTCAGCTGGAAATCAGCTTGGGTACAAAGAAAGACGCCTTGATTGAAGCTGCTGAAAAGGCCATGACAGGTATAGAATTAATCAAAATTCGTAATTACATTCTGGAAACGCAAGCTTTTTCATTGGCAAATGAATTATGGTGGAATTTTCTGACCGGCATTTTACAAATTCAACCAGATCATGTATTTGAAATGTGGGAAGAAGCACGCACAATTTAATATTTAAATAATAAATCATCATTTACAGGCAAGCACCTATTGCTTGCCTTAGTGTATTAGAGTCTCAGGAAGGCAGGTTCCTGTTATTGAGAATCTGTTATTACAGTGCAGTTTACATCCGAATTTAAGTATTTAAATAGATATCTGGGCAGCAAGAGAAATTTATTTTTCGTTAAAGTGAAATTGTATAACTACGTAACTTATTATAAGCAATTACTCAGATTCGTCTGTATTAAAACAATATAAATCAGGGTAAAATAAAAATAAATTACATTTATACAAATTATATTAAATAAATAATTTAAAGAAAGGAGTAAATAAATTAGCTGTGCTAAACAAAATCCAAAGTGAAATCATCACACGCCTGAAACAAGGGCTGGGCTCGATGGTTAATGAGGTTAGTTTGTATTTCGGTGGGCTGGAAAATAAAGAGGTCTTAACCAAAATAAGAAAAAAACCGGCTATTTTATTAACCTTTAATCAGGCACAGGTAAAAGCCAAAGGTTCTGAACGGCTACGATTCGAACTGAGTGCCGGACTCTATGTGGTTTGTATATGTAATCGTCTTACAGATGTGCCGTCTAATCCAAATGCGGATATAAATAATCTGGTTTATGCGGTTTTACGTCTGCTTGCTGGTCAGAGGTTACATGAAGAATTAAACAGTTTTGGTTTGCAGCCTAAGACAGTACGTCCTCTATTTATCTCTCCACCAGATAATTTAGATATAGCCGTGGTTGAATTTGAAGCCGCGTGTGATATTTATGGGCTTGAAAGTGATCATTATCCAGAATACACCACTGATGTAGATAATCCAGATTATTTATTCAGTCTGTTTAAAGGCAAGCAATCTGAAGTGCCAGCACAATTTGATTCTTTAGTATTGAATATAAAAAATAAAATATACAAGACTAATTCGTAACCATCGAATATGAAAGAGAAAATGCTAGTTCAAGTAGCAGATGGTTTACGCGTGCCAAAGGAAAATCGCGCTAATTCTTATATAACTAATAACACGGTTAAGGTTCCAGACAGTCTTTATTACCACTGTTCGGTAACTGATGGTGACTTAACCATGGTCACAGAAAATTTAAATAATGAAACAGGAGTAAAGGAATGATTGATAATATTCAGTTTGATACTGTGCGCAATGATATTCGTGTACCAGGCCGGTATATTGAATTCAATACGCGTACTGCCGTAAGAGGCTTGCCAGCTAATCCCCAAAAAATGTTGCTGATTGCACCTATGTTGCCTGAGGGTAAGCAGCCAGCACTGACACCAGTACAATTATTCAGTGATGCTGATGCCGCTACTTTGTTTGGGCAGGGTTCTTGGGCTTATCATTGTGTCAAGCAGGCATTTGTGAATAATCCCTATCTGGATTTAACCATAATTGGTGTTAATGATGTAGGACAAAGTACTGCTGCCACCGCAAGTGTATCTGTAGTCTTTGCAAATTCGCTTAATAATTCTGGTATTCTGACCATAACTATTGGTGGAATTGACTGCCAAACTACAGTAAGCAGTAATGATGATACTTTAAATATTATCGATAGAATGGTTGATATTATCAATAGCGCAAATACGCTGGCAGTAGCTGAGGCTGATGGTTATACAATCAAACTCACGGCCAGAAATTCTGGATCGATTGGTAATGAAATTGCCTTATTGGCATCTTTTAGTGCAGAAAATGTTAGTCTGGCCGACGTTTCACTGGATATCAAGCCATTTCAAGGTGGTTATGGGGATCAAGATATCGGTCCTGCTCTTGAGCAGGTAGCTGGCAAACATTACCATATTATCTGTAATGCTTTTACCGATAGTTTAAATGCCAGAAAATTGTCTGATCATATTGATCTGGTATCTAATGCAATTGAAAAACGTGGTTGTATCGGTGTAATGGGCTGGCGCGGTACGCTCAGTACGGGCACTGCCTTTGCTAAAGATATCAATAGCGGCCGCATTACCATAGCCTGGTATAAAAATGCTATGGAAGGCAATGCCATTATTGCAGCAGGCTATGCGGCAGTAATTGCTGGTGAAACTGACCCGGCTCGTCCACTCAATACACTGGAAATCAAAGGGCTGAGAAAAACAACTGATGCCAATTGGCCGTTGTTTGCTGAGTTTAATAGTGCGCTATATAACGGGCTAACGCCTTTGCAGATTGTAAACAATCGTGTGCAGATTATGCGTGCTGTATCTACCTATGTAAAAAATGCTACGGGTACAGATGATCCGGCTTTACTGGATATCACAACAATTCGCACACTTGACTATGTACGCGATGCTGTTAATCAGCGCATTGCCCTGCGTTTTCCGCGTGAGAAGCTCTCAGAACGTACTCCGCTAAAAGTACGCTCAGAAATTCTGGATGTATTGTATCAGTGTGAAAATGCTGAGATTCTTGAAGCAGTTCTGGAAAATAAAGACAAACTGATTGTACAGCGAAATCCAAATGATCCAAACCGCTTGGATGCGGTTATTCCTGCTGATGTAGTCAACGGATTGCATGTGTTGGCTGCGCGTGTGGATCTGTATTTATAAATTAATCATATAAGGTGTTAGTTTAAGGTTAACACCTTGTCTATTGAAAGGAAAAAATATGGCAAATAAAACAGGCGCTAAATATGCCGGTGCGGTAATAATGGAAGTAAATGGTCGTGAGGTTGAAATCATCAGCTTCAAACCAGAAGTAACTACCGGACGTAAGGTGGTTAAAACCATGAATAAATCCGGCAAGGTACGTGGTTATGCAGATGGCGTAACCGAATATACGATGAGTGTGAGTGCAGCCATTCCACTGGATGAAAGTGGCATTGACTGGGACAATATTACTAATGCAAAAATTACTATTTATCCCCGTAATGCCGATGAAGCACGCATCAGCTATATAGGTTGTACCAGCACTAAATGCTCGGAAGAATACAGTGTAGAAAATGAAGCACGTCGTGATATTGAAATGTTTGCACTGGATAAAGTGGTAGAATAATGTTAAAAGAGACTGGAAAACTGGTTTATGGTCTGGCGTACAATGGCCAGATGTATTTTGATTATACTGTTAAGCCATTGACTTTGGCAGATGAACTCAAGGCACTGGAAGTACTGGAAGAAACTGGTTTGATTGAAGAGGTATCAGGGGCTAAAAAAGCCATTTTAACCACACTGGCTTATTGGGCACAACAATTAGAAGTTTCTGGTATTGATGCCGAAAACCTGAGTGTTGAATTTCTGTTGCACAACCTTGCCTCAGAAGATTATCAGTCAATTTTAACCAGTATGGAAGCTCTACGTTCAAAATCGATTGCCGCTGGCCAGTCAGACCCAGCGGCATCAGAGGAAGCGGGCAGCAACGTAATTATGCAATAGCACATAAAAATTATCGACAGGCGTGTATTCTGCTGGCTAAATCGATGATCACGCCAGCTATGGTTAGCACAATGTGCCATGCTGAAGTATCTGTCTGGATTGAGACTGTTCTGGAGAGTATGGGCATAAAAAATGATGATGAGAATGTTATTATTTCTTTACGCCAAAGAAAGCCAAAACCATTCCAGCCGGTTAAAGATAGTTTGGTAGCTAATCAGCCTGACTGATAAAAGCCCTGCTCTACAGCAGGGCTTTTTGCATGGGGGCTGCTAGGGCATATTCATTTCTTGCAATTATTTTTAATCAGTCAGAATAAATATAATCAACAATTAGACGAGAGTATTGACATGTCTTCAAATCAGGAGTCGCTAGCAAAACAGGAGGCCTCTATTACCAGAATGACTGAGGAGGTAAAAAAATTAGAACAGCAAATCAAGCGTACAGCTGCCGTTGCAGTCAGGGAAAGTGAGAAAGCCGGTAAATCCCAAATCCGAATTATTCAGCAGATTCAGCGAGAGCAACAGCGTGCCGCGGATATGCGATTACGGAAGGAAATACGGTCTGAGCGGGAAATACAACGGGAAATTGGTAAGAGCAAGAATGCATATAAGAATTTTACTGCTACTGCTACTGCGGCTCAAAAACAGATTCAGCATGCAACCAAGGCTTCTCGTAACAGTATTCGTGAGTTAAATAAGGAATTAGAAAAAAGTTCTAAAATACAAAAAAATTTTGCTGAACAACAAAAAAACTCATCTAAATGGGGAGTAGCTAAAACTGTTAGCAGTGAACTTATCAGGGGCGGAAAGGCGGCCTACAGCGCAGTTAAACCAGCAATAGATGATGAAAAAAAATTACGTTCAGGTGTGATTCAAGCGGCTGTAAAGGCATTTGGTACAGATAAGAGTAAATCTGCGGATTGGATTAAAACTCAGGGTGTTAAAGAAATCCAGGGTTTGGTTCAGGGGCTAGTTGCTAAAAATGGCGGTACATCACAGGCTGCTCTGAATCTGTTTACTGATATGTTACAACAGGACATGACTCTGGATCAGGTTAAGGCAACAATTCCTTATGCTCATCGCACCATGGTCGGATCCTCTGCCAATGCCGGTGAATATGATCATGAAAATACAGCCAGATTGTACAAATCATTGGCAGACTATGGTTTGCAGGCTAAAGATTATAATCCGGTTTCTGATCATATTATTGCATCAAGCAGTCAGGGTAAATTTACTATTGCTCAGTTGCAGGGTGAATTACCAGATTTATTGTCTTCTGCTAAAAAGGCGGGGCTGACGGATACTAGAGGTATCGATTATTTAATTTCAGCCTTACAGGCTACATCAAAAAATTCAGAATCTAATGACGACGCAAGTAAAAGCGTTAAAGCTTTTCTGGAAGCGTTGGCTAATCCGGAATTGGGCAGTACTCTGAGTAAAATTAAAGACCCTGATGCATCAGGCAAACATCTTGACTGGGATAAAATCAGGGAACAGGGCAGTAAGCAGGGCTTAAATGATGCTCAATCTCTGATTAAAGTTTGTAGTGATATTCTGGCCAAAGATAAGAATTACCAGAACTTAAAGCAAAAAGCTGATGCAGGTGATGTACAGGCACAGCAACAGATGGAGGCTCGTCAGGATAAGCTGTTATCTTTTATTCCTATAGATGCCAGAGATGCTATTAATGCTAATTTGAATAATAATTTGCTGCTGCCACAAATAAACGCGTTGCAGAAAGATGCTGGTGGTTTGGCTGCCAAACAGTTGGCCGTATTATCCTCGGATCCGGAGCGGCAGCAGGAAAAAAATCGTGCTTTGACTACTTTGGGCAGAAGTGATGTAGTAGAACCATTAGTTAATTTTCAAACGAAGTTAACCGAGTTATCAGCGGAATTTCCTGCTCTTACGCTTGCTGTAACCGCTTTGGCCGCAGCTGCTGGCAGTGCTGCAACTGCACTGAAGGTATTGGGGGCTTTGTCTGGTCAAGGAGGTGATATTGATTCAGCAGGTGATTTTGATAGAGAAAGAAGAAAATCACGCAGAAGCAACGGTAAAAAAACGTCAGTCGGTGGTAAAACTGGCATAAAAAGTAGAAAAATTCCAGCTAGAGTGTCTGGTAAAATGTTAGGACGGGGTAATTCGGCATTGGCTGTCCTTGGTGGTGCCTATAATGTATATGCAATTCAGAATGATGACAGTTTAACCTATGAAGAAAAGAAGACGGCTCAGATAAAAAATGCAACCAGTACCGCTGGTGGTCTGGCAGGTGCCTGGGCAGGAGGTCAGGTTGGCGCTGCAATCGGAACATTAATATTACCTGGTATAGGTACTGCGCTGGGCGGGTTGGTTGGCGGTTTACTTGGCGGAATCGGCGGCAGCTTTATGGGCGATAAGGTAGGCGATGCTGTTACGCAAAATAAGGATACTGAGGAAATAACAGCTACAACTGGTGTAGAGGGGAACCAGCCAATCACATCAGATTTTCGCAATGCCTACGGACTCAATCCTGCATTATATGGGCAATCAATGTTTGCCTGTGAAAGGGATGAGCTGATAACGGGTGCGAATATGACACCGTCTGCTGTAATGATGCTTTCGTACAGAAATGCTCTGGCTGATTTACCTGCTATAGAAAGCCAGTCTGGTGCTGGGCAGTCTATGCTTGTGCAGCAAAGTGCTGAATTTCAAAATGCTTTTCAGTCTATTGTACAGGAGTTGGGTATACGTTTAGACAAAATAGCTACTATTCTGTCGAACCAGCAGCAGGTTATTCAGAATAATCTTACGGTAACGCTTGATGGCAGAGTGATTAGTAATCTGGTTTCACGCAATCAAATGGAAATGTATAACCGTGGAGGTGCACAATAATGACTATGTGGAAGAATAATCTGCAAAAGGCCAGTTATAAAAATGTTGCCTTTGATGTCATTTCTATTAGTGATAAAAATGAGAAAGCGCTAGTTAGGCATGGTCGTCCGTTTGCAAATGGAACTGATATTGAGGATTTGGGTACGCAGGGACGGCAATGTCAGATTGCTGCTGTCTATTTTGGTGCTGGATTTGATACAAAGTTATCACAGTTATTGGCGGTGCTGGAGGAACCAGGTGCTGGCACATTAGTTCATCCGGTTTTAGGTCTATTACAAAATATGATTGCTGCAAGCTGGTCGTTTCGTACTGAAGCTGATTCAGTTAATTATGTTGCACTGGATATAACCTTTTTTGAGGCGAAAGAGTCTGCCCCGATATTTTTATTTGAAAATCAATGGTTAGCTAAATTAGAGCAGATACACAATACTCTTGAAAAGTATACACAGCAATTACTGGGTTATTCTGAAACGCTGTTAAGTGTTCGGGAGGGTATCTCATCTTTATGGGGCAGTACAAATGGTGTATTTGCTGCATTATGTGGTGTAGCTGGCAGTGTTCGCCGCTTTTTCGATCTTGATCCTATAAAATATTTGACCAGTAAAGCTTTTTCTTCTGCATCTTACAATCAGGACGTCAGTAAGCTGATTCATTCTGTGGCCGCAATGGTGACAACAGGCCTGACGAATGATGCACAGTTTGCTACTGGTAGTTTAAGTAGCAGACAGACTTTTGATTCTATCAGTAACCGTGTAGATAGTTTGAATAATTTGCCTGATTATGTTTTGCATAGTCAGGATATTCAGGAATCTGAAGAAGCCATTAATCATGTGCAAAAGATTGCGGGTATTCAGATGCAACCCATTGCCCAGATTCTGCAAATTATAAGTATTGGTGCTTTGATTCAGAATACAGTGACTATAATTGAGGTGAATAGTGACATAGTTACGGCAAATGAATTGTTGTATATCAATAATAATCTGCGTCTGCGTATTCAGAAATTAATAGATATTTTACGTGAAACTTATGATTATGCTGATAATGTTAAAAGCATAAATGCTGCCAATATATATACGCAAACGACGATAATGGTTCAGTTGCTGGCTAATATCGCTGCACAATTTAATGATTATATTCTGGCTGTCATTAATCAGAAACCGCCAATACGAACCAGAAAAGCAGATATTAGCGGCACTATTCACCAACTGGCATATTTGCTTTATCAGGATATTAAACGGGCGAATGAATTAATGCGTCTGAATCCTCATTTATGCCATCCATCATTTATTCAGCGTAATGAGTGGATTAATTATTATGTTAAATGAGACTGAAGTATTACCGTATCCTTATGCTAATGAAGTGGTGGTACGTATAGGCGGAAAAGAGCATAAAGACTGGCTTAGCTATGATATTGACAGTGATTTTTTGATTCCTGCTGATGCTTTCAGTTTTGAAACCAATGTTTCCCGAAATCAGGGTGTTTTGGCTGATTATAGCTCTTTACAATGTGAGGTTTTAATTAATAATCAGTTGGTTATGACGGGGGTTATTGGGCACCAGAATGAAATGGTTGATAAAAATAACCATAGTATCAGTTTTAATGGTCGTGACCTTGCCGGTTTGCTGGTGGATTGCAGTGTGAAGCAAATTAATGTTAAAGGAATGACTGTTTTAGCCGCAGCTCAGAAGATAGTTGAACCATGGCCACAAATTAAAAAAGTGATATTAAAGGCAGAAAAAAATCCAGTTCTGGACAAAGTAGACATTGAACCTGGGGAAACTGCATGGCAGGCATTGAGCAAAGTTGCCTATAAGGCAGGCCTGCATGTGTGGCTGGAACCAGATGGTACGTTGGTAATTGGCGGTGCTGATTATGCCAGCCCGCCTGTGGCAACTCTTTGTCATAGTAAGCATGATCGCAGACGTAATATTCAAAGTATACATATCGAATATGGTACTGAAAATCGTTACTCGGAAGTTACCTTTCTTGGCCAGAGCCACACCCGTTATGCCAATTCATCAAAACATGATTTGAAATGGGTATATAAAGACGAAACAATGCTTTTGTACAAACCGAAAACAGTCGTAATCGGTGATGCAGAAAATCTGGAACAATTGAAGGTGCAGGCAAAAAAAATGCTTTCTGACTGGCGTCTGGAAGGTTTCACTTTAACCATTACGGTTGCAGATCATAAAACCCAGGATGGTGTCTTATGGCAACCTGGTCAACGAGTGCATGTCATTGATGAAGATCAGCAAATTGATGCCATTTTTTTTCTGATGGGACGCCGGTTTTTACTGAGTCGAAGTGGTGGCACGCTGACTGAACTGCGCTTGAAGGAGGATGGAATATGGACGCCGGATGCTTATGTTAAAAAATCGGCAGCAGCACGATCCCGCAAAGGTAAACGGAAAGGTGTGACTAACCGGCAGAATAAACAGGCAAAAATTTAACAAGGTATATATTTAATTACAATATATTTTAATTAATTGGAGAGTCAGATGAGTTATGTTGCGAAGTTGGTAAATAAAACCAGAACGACAATTAATAATACTACCAGCTCAGTCCGGCAGGCTTTCCGTGGCCGGTTGACACGGGTAAACGCCTCTCAGCCGATTCAATCTGCTCAGATAGCCGCTCTGGCCGATGAATTTCTACAGGATGTTGAGCAGATACAGCAATTTGGTTTCACCAGCAATCCGCCCGTAGGTTCGGAAGCTATTGTTTTGCCATTAAGTGGTCAGACCAGTCATGGAATTATTATTGCCACTGAACACGGTGAATATCGTATTAAAGCACTGGCAGCCGGTGAAGTAGCTGTTTATAACCAATCTGGTGCTTCGATTACCTTAAAAAATGGCAAACTGATTGAAATTGATTGTGAAACTTTAAATATAAAAGCACCGTCAGGAGTAAAAATCGAGGCTGCAGCTGGTATTAATATCGATGCTCAGTCTGGCGTAAATATCAGTGCTCAAAATGTTAATTGTTCACAGGAAATCACAGCTGCAGGCCAAATTAATGGTAATGGCGGCATGAATATTAAAGGCGGGCAGGGGGCGATATTTTCAGGCAATATTGTTCAGACTAATGGCAGCTATACCACTGTTGGCGATGTTAAAGCCAAAGGCATCAGTCTGGCAGACCATGATCACAGTGTCAGCGTAGGCAAGCCTGTTTGATAGCTGTTGAAGTACTTCAGTTTCAGATAAATATTGTTATTTTTATAAACTACAGAAATAACACAACGGGATAGTTTATGGACAGAGAAATTGATACCAGAACAGGTGATTATACCGGACAAATCATAAATCATTTACAAAACGCAGTTTATTTGCGTCTGATAACACCGCTGGGTAGCTATTGGGCGGATAAAAAGCTGGGTTCACTGTTGTATACGCTTGAGCGGGAAAAAGATTTGCAATCAGTTAGTTTGCTAGCCAAACAGTATGCGCAACAAGCGTTACAGCCAATTATTGATGATGGGCGTGCGGCAGATATTTCTGTTGCCACCATGCAAGCACATAATGGCATGCTGAATCTGAATATACAGGTAACGCAATTAACTGGAGAAAAATTTATATTTGAATGTCCGGTTAAAGTAATTTAAAAAATAATTAAATGGATTTTGAAAATGCATAATATTCCAACATTTGAGGAAATACGTCAGGCTATTTTGCGTGATATGGTTTCATTAAATCCCGAAGCTGATATTTCTTCAGATAGTGATAATTTTATCCGGGCGAGCAGTCTGGCCAGTTGTGCCACAGGACAATATGCCCATCAGGCATGGATATTAAGACAATTTTTTCCAGATACTGCAGATACAGAATTTTTAGAAAGGCATTGTAATCTGCGTGGCATACGCCGCAAGAATGCTACTTCAGCCAATGGAACAGCCATTGCGCATGGTATTGAAGGATCATTAATAAAAGCAAAACTACAAATTAAATGTGGTGAGTATTTATATGCGGTTCAGCAAGAGGCTGTAATCGGTAAGGAGGGTACTGCTGTTTTATCCATACAGGCGGATGAAGCTGGTTCTGCATCAAATCAGCATAATAAAGCAGCACAATTTATGGCTGCACCGATAGGCGTATCTAGTGATGTCGAAATCGTACATACAACCGGTGGCACTGATGTTGAAAGCGATACTTCGTTATTGAACCGTTTGCTGGATTTATTGCGTCGCCCACCTGCCGGAGGCAATAAATATGATTATCGGGCTTGGGCATTGAGTGTGGACGGTGTTACCAGCGCATATGTATACCCATTACGCCGTGGGCTTGGAACGGTAGATATTGTTATTACCAGCAATAATAATTTACCCAGTGATGAGATAGTCAGCAAAGTACAGGCTTACATTGATTCAGTGCGACCGGTAACAGCTAAAAACAGCTTTGTTATTAAACCAGATGTGACCAGAGTTGATATTAAAGTAAAGGTGCGTTTGTCCGATGGGAACCTTGAAAGGGCGACAGCGGACATCAGACAGGCCTTGCAGGAGCATTTCAGTGCCTTAAAGCCTGGTGATAGCGTGATTGCATCTCAATTGGAAGCCGTAATCAGTGACGTATCTGGCGTTATTGACCGCAAAATGATTCAGCCGGCAGCTAATCTGACGGCTGAGATAAAAGAGAAAATTGAATGGTTTATGCTGGGTACGGTGGATGTGAGTATGCTATGAGTTATGTTAATACCTTATTGGGATTATTACCACCCGTTGCATACAACCGCACGGCACCGGCAGTAAGAAATGCCGCCACAATTGATGGCAACTGTCTGGATGAAATACAGAATGCTGCCCGTCGTAAACTGGGCGTTATTGACCCACGCACTTCGGGAAATTATATCGCCCGCTGGGAGGAGCTGCTCAATCTGGATAGCTCCGGTAAAAATGGCCAGCAAAGAATACTGGCAGTGATCACTAAAATTAATGAAACCGGTGGCTTGAGTATTCCTTATTTTATGCAGATGGCTGCTTCAATTGGCTACGACATCGCCATAACAGAACCACAGCCATTCCGCGCTGGTGTTAACCGCGCAGGTGACAGGTTAGCGCGTGAAGATATTATGTGGGTGTGGTGGGTAAACATCAGGAATGCCGATAGTGGCGCAACACGCTTTCGTGCCGGAATGTCAACAGCCGGCGACAGGTTGACAGCATATGGTGATGTAATTATTGAAAGTGTATTAAAAGAGCTGAAACCAGCATTTACTGATATACGATTTACTTATAAGGACAAATAAAAATGTATCCAATTGATACGCAAGATGGACTATTCCATGATGGTAACGGTATAAATGAACTGGGCACTGTATTGCCAGCCAGCTGGCTGAATCAGGTACAGGCTGAATTAATTGCTATTCTGTCCGCAGCTGGCATCAAGCCGGAAAAGGCCACACAGAATCAGGTAATAACAGCAATCAAAATGTTAATAGCATCAAGTACCCCAGCAGCCGCAACTGCCGATGTAGCCGGCGTAACCAAGATAATTGATACGCTGAATTCTAATGACAAACTTTCAGCATTATCTGCACGACAGGGAAAAGCACTGAATGACAGCAAGTTGGATAAGGGTGGTAATGCGGTTACTGCATCTAAATTATACAAGCCATGCAAGATTAATGGTTTGCCATTCGACGGTTCTCAGGATATTAATGCCACTCCATCAGGTGCAGTACAGTATTTTGCTATGGATTCTGCGCCAGTAGGCTGGTTAAAAGCCAACGGCGCAACAATATCCCGTACACTATATGCGAATCTGTTTGCAGCTATTGGCACTAGATTTGGTGCGGGAGATGGTAAAACTACATTTAATTTACCGGATTTGCGTGGAGAGTTTTTACGTGGCTGGGATGATGGACGCGGGGTTGATACAGGCCGGATATTTGGTGACACGCAAGTAGATGCAATCCGTAATATTACAGGAGAATCTGAGCCTTTACATGTTCAGACATTAGGCAATATATATAATAGAAATAGAGGCGCATTTAAGTCTATTGAGTGCTATTTACAGAGAGGATCAGCTAATCAAGGTAGTTCAAATTACCTGACTGTAATAGGTTTTGATGCATCTTTATGTGTGCCTACTGCAAATGAAAATCGCCCACGCAACGTGACACTTTTAGCTTGTATCAAAATATAAGGAATAAAAAATGGAAATTTATGCACAAACTATTCCTGTATGCCAACTAGATGAAAACAACTATTTTGTTGGTATGACTATTGCAGACTTAGACCCTCTGGAAAATAATGGTCATTATCTGATTCCCAGACTATGCATTCAGACCGAAGAACCACAGCCTAAAAAAGGTTATATAGCGCAGTGGACAGGTGATAATTGGCAATATATCGAAGATCATCGGGGCGAAACGGTGTATAGCAAGGAAACCGGCGAAGTGGTCGCAATTGAGGAACCAGGCGTATTGCCCGCAACTGTTACCACCACGCCTTGTCCCGATATTTATCATCAGTGGTCAGAGAAGGCCAATAGCTGGGTAGAAAAAGCTGATGCTGCACAGTTACGTTTGCAGAATAAACGTAACACAGCTGGAATTTTATCTCGTATGCAGATGCTTTCCCAGCTGGAAATCAGTTTGGGTAAAAATAAGGAAGCTCTAGTTGAAGCAGCTGAAAATGCATTGTCTGGTGTAGAATTAATCAAGATTCGCAATTACATTTTGGAAACACAAAACTTTTCGTTAGGTAATGATAATTGGTGGGCATTCTTAACTGATGTTTTGCATCTGAATGAAAAGCAAATATTTAATTTTTGGAATGAGGCTATTCATATTTAA